ATTCTTATAAGAAGTAGTACCATTTGAAGAAATAACAAGATCGTTTGGAAGTACACATTGATACTGTAATGTACGAACAAGATAATTATTATCTGTTGTAGATTCTTTATTACATATTGGTGTAGGTTTTTCAATTTCAAAACCAGTCCATGCAAAATTCTCCCTAATAAGCGCAGCTAATAAATCATGTCTTGGTATACCAGTTAATTTATCAACTCTATCATTTCCATGTACAAAAATGGTAAATGTGATATTAAGAAGTTTTTCAGTAGGATTATATCTGACATTTTCATCAGTTCCTACTTGATAACAAATATAATGTTTAACTTCTGTCTGAGTATCAGGAATAAATAAGAATGGACGTATATTTGCTGTACTACCAATATAATTATCCCATTCTCCAAGTGGTTCATATTCACCTAATTCTTCATTCCATTCCCAATTAATATTTCCGTCATCATCAAAAAGTTCTGATTCAAGTTTTTTTTCATTAAGTGCATATAATATTTCAGGACACTGTAGAAAAATCTTTTCAATTTTTTTTTTGATACGAATCACATCATCATCAGGAGATTCTTTATAAGCACGAAGTTTTGTAAGTAAATCTTTTTTAGTTATCATTTTATTTTTTGCCATAAAACACCTCCTATTCGATTAATTCCAACGGCAAAATTTCAGATTTAATCGGCAAGTAATCCTTAACAATTTCACACTTAATAGACAGTATTTTGCCGATAACGGAAGTGTCATTAGGAAACTTTACTTTCTTTTGGTTGTACTCTGTACCAGCTCGCCATGTTACTTTATCAGTCCAATCTTCATCGTCAATAGAGCAAGTCCATGTAAAGGTTGCATCAGCATATTCAGTTGTAATATCTTCATTGGAATCATTGAATAGATTTACTGTAAGATTTTTGTAAGAGCCACCAACTTTAATAGTTGAAGTGGATGCTGAGATTCTTGCTGTGATAGAAGATGGGGGAGTGGTTGGAGTAGACGGATCTGTTGGGGCAGTACCACCAAAATAGTTAGCCCAAAGACCTGTGATAATACCATTTTCATCTTTCTCGATATAATCAGTATTGCTATTGAATGGTTTCTGATATAGAGTAAGCTTTGTCCTTCCTCGGACATTAACTCGTTCAACCTTACTTACCACCCATGTATTAGGTGTCCAATTCTCAATCGAGTAGTTTGGAATGTCTACAATGAGTCGTTGGTTATTATTGTTATCTTCAGAAACATAATAGATGGTATCAGATATTTCATTTGTTGGAATAAACAGAAGTTCCTGATTCTGTTGGCTTGCGGTCACGTTATCTACCCAAATTCCTGAGTTGTAACTAGACTGTGATTTTAAAACGCACCACATACTTCTCTTATATCTTTTATCTGCTTCGGTTTGTATCCACTGCAAGAGATAATCGCAAGGTAAAATGAAATACTTCTGAAAGTCCTGTTCAACATCTTTCATACAGATTAAATGTTTATGATAAAGTCCATCTTTATCTGGAATATCCAAAAACATCCCCACAAAAATATCAACTAATTGGTACTTTTTTCTATATTCTTCCATATAGAATAACTCGTCATCTTCTGTAAAGTATTCTTTCTGTTTTGGTCTGAACTGACACTGTAAAGTAGGAGAGTCCTTATCAATAGAACCATACTTACTTACAAGTATCTTCGCATCAATCGGTGTCTTTGTGGTATTCTCATATGTCATACCAACATTTATATCTGGCGAATCGTCATGTTTCCAATCATAGATATAGCATTTTTTACTCTGCTTATCATTATCCCACGTCCAATTCATCATGTCGTCAGACTGTTCCTTATAAATCTGACCAATCGTTTTAGCACCGTTGTTCTTGGCGTTTGCGACACGCCTAGCTGTTTGTAGACTCGGCATCGCAACCCACCTCCTCAAACATTGCTTTTATATATCCGTGAGAATCTAAAATCGCCCTACGGAATTTTTTGTAACTAAAATGGTCGCTCTTAAAATTATCCATAGCACCTTGTAAGGTTGCCATAAGAGTTACCATAAGTCCGTTGTCATTAAATAAGGTTTTTGTACCGCCTAATTTAAACATAACATTCTCAAAGAAGACGAGAAATGCTTCATCATCTTCAAATATTTTCTCTTCAATTGTCTTGTCTTTATAGAGCAGTAATTTGTGAATGTCGCCATGCATTGCACGAACTGCTTCATTGATTTGCTTGTCTGTGAAGTCACCATATATGTATTGCATATTAGGACTCCATATTGATATAAGAATTGTACATATATCCGTAATCACGAATACGTTTATTCAATTCGGTTTTCATGGAATCCAGACGGTCAATCATATTTTTATGATTGTCGAGTAGCTTCTTTTCTTCCTTACCACCTATCATTACTGATGTGTGCATAATAGAATCAACCTGTGGCTGCAACCATTCAATCGTCATTCCAAGTACAAGAATTCCTACGACAAAATTCATATCAGCCGTTTCATCTACTGAATTATTCAGTACAAAATCCAACTGTTGAATTTCATCATCGAGTGTGAGAGAAGAGAATAGCCTGCGCACTCTTGGATTAGCAATTACATTGCTTAATCGTTCTGTATAAATTTCAAGCAAATCGTTTTCGTCAAGAGAGAGTTCTTTCATATCTGAAATTCGTCCTCTTGTTCGTGAAAAAATTGTTTCATATGGAAGCGTCATTGTGAGCCTCCTTTACTTAACGAATAACTTACTAATCAAATCAAAATCAGAATCAAAAATCTCACTTAAGGTTCTTACCTTTGAAATACTATCAAGATGTCCATTTGCGATTTCACCTGCAACCATCTGACAAAGTACATCCTTTGCACCGATAGGAAGTTTTTCAATTTCCGTTCTCATTCTGCTATTAGGTAAATCTAAAATTTCTAATAAATCCTCTGCTGTATACATATTGTCATATACTTTTGTAACTGAAGGGAAATCAGCTAACAAATCATCATCTTCAATAATAAATCTAGGCAAGAAAATATGGTCAGAACCCTTACGAATCAAAGTAACTAAATCTCTGTAGTTAATTTCGCAAGTCTTCCCATAATCCTTAAATTCATATGTATTACCAGATGGACATGTAATATTTAAACCGCCAAAACATACTGAACGACATAAAATAAAGTCAGAATCAGTAAAAGTTTTCTTTGGCTTTTCAGTTACTTTCGCTTCAACAGTTTCTTCTGTTTTTGCGACAGTTTTCTTTGTATAACCCATTTTTATTTCCTTTCTTTCCATATAAAATAGGAGAGTATTTTCATACCCTCCTACATAAGTATTGTATTAAATTAGTCCTGAGTAATCTTCCACTGACCAAAGTAACGACCAAGACGAGTAGCAACACCAAGTTCTCTCTGTACTTCGTACTTCATAAGATCCGCAATATTACTATTAGCCTCACCTCTGTCAGTAATCTCATCAATGATTGTTTCACCAACATCAACCATATCAACCATCTTATTATCACCAGAAGCGAAGATCCAAAGTGTATCATCATCGTACATAGTCTTTGTTACATCATTTCTTGCGAATCTCTGTGGAATCTCAACAAGACGATAACGACCATAATTACCAAGTCTACCCATAGAAGCAACGGCTTCCTTCTGAGAAGCAGCAATCCAGTTTACATTTACAAGGTTTTCAAGTTCCTGAAGACCTACCATAGTACCCATAATTACAACTTCCGCATTGTCATTTGCAACAGATACATTCTGAAGTACCTTGTTGAACTTGCCTCTGTTCTGTGTATTTAAAGCACCAGTCTCAACGAAACCTGTCTGTACAGGAAGCTTCTTTGGAGCATTAAGAACTTCTGCGAAGATAAGATCCTGAACCATAACAACGAATGCCTTTGTGATAGCATCAATAAGTTTTGTCCAATCTTCCTGTCCAATTAAATACTTATCAATATCAGCACCAACAGCAGCACCATAAAGATCAGTCTCAACAGAGTATGTTTCACCTTCTGGTAATCTCTGGAGCATTGTATCATGGTGTCTCTTACCCATTCTTGCAACAGAAAGAATTACTTCCTCATGTTCGTTCTTAAATAAGTTCTCATCACCATCATTAAGATTTCTATAGTTTACAAGCTCATTGAACCATTCGTTCTCTTTAAGACCTGTAGATACTGTCCAGTCTGTTACCTCCTCAATAACATTAAAGAACTGTCTACCAAACTCTTCGTAAGCACGAATACGCTCTCTCTTCTTAGCATTCTTTGTTAAACCAAAGATTTTAAGAGACATTTCACGAAGCTTATCCTCGGCATCCTTCTTAGAAATACCCTCATCAAGTTCTCCCTTATATAAATCAAACATAAGGTTCTTAATTTCATCATAAGATGTTTCCATTTCTTTAAACACATTCATTACATGTGCGGTAAAATTCATTCTACTCATTATATTTTATCCTCCTTTCTTACGCAGTAGCTACCTTGTGTTTCTGGCTACCAGCTTCGATAGTTACCTTCTTACCTGCAACAGGTGTACCATCAAAAGCATCTGCACTAAGCTCATATACATCTGTTACACCGAGAACAAAACCTCTAACAGTCTTTGTTCTACTTGCACTTGCTTCGTTAAAGAAGTTAGAAGTAGCTGTAAACTTAGAGTTATAGTTTTCTGCAATAGTAGGAACTTCATAAATTAAAATCGCTGGTGCATTAGGATCAATCTTCTTAACCTCCACATACCAGTTTCCATCAGCAGCCTGCTCAAGAATTTCCCCTTCAAAAGTAGTAGGTGCGTCAGCGACCTCATACTGATCAAAAGATACATATTTACCTTTTCCGCATACAGTACCGTTGTCTGTATCTGTCTTAATTACCATGTTTAATGTTCTACCTACACGCTCAGAAAGGACTTTAGTAGGGAAGCAAACATGATGCTGTTCAATTGAATAACGTAAAGCCATTATTTTTTCCTCCTTAAATTTGATAAAATAAAAAAGACCGCTTTATAA